TAATCAAACATGTCTTCACTATTAGGAGCATATTTACCTCGTCTTGATTCGATATGATCTAAAATAGCATCTAAAACATCTTTTATTGTCTGCTCATAATTAGTACCATTTTTAAATAGAGTACTTACTAATGATCTAAGAGGATGATTAGCATTAACTAAATAAGAATGTGCTGGGCCTGCTGTTTCAGTTCCATACCCAGTATGGTATTCATCTCCATCATTATAATAACGGTAAACTATTCTATTAATAGCTCTTAGCATTTCACCTTCTACAGTATCTGATTTACCAGATCCTGCTACTAATTCATTATATAAAGGTTCGTTTCTATCTTCTAATTCTTTACCTACGAATTCGTTTAGTTTACCTTCAGCCAAATATTTTTTTAAATCGAAATCTTTCATTTTATTCTATTTTAACAATCGCAACATGGGCAATCACAAGATTTTCCACAATTACATTTTGTACAATTACATTTGTTCATTTTTATATATTTTAAGTTTTAAATTCCCAGTGCCTTTGATTACTCTATGCCATTGGTGTCTAGCTATAAATATACGTTCTTGAAGTGAAGATGGTAAAGAATTATCAAGTTGTAAACCCCAATCAGTTTCTCCTATAATTTCAACTACTCTGTCTTCATCATCACGATGCCAAAGTAATTCTATAGGATCAATTGATTCATTAAATTGTCTTAGAATATAATCATCTGTAACTTCTAAGTCAATATAGGGTTTACCAGAATCCAGAGAAACTTGATTTGAGTCCGAGTAATTTTGCATATCTAGGTAATCTACAGCTCCAATAGCCTGCTTTAGTTCTGTCTTTTTTCTGTGAGCATTTATGTCTTGCAGCAAATGCAGCACGTGCTTTTGAGTCATTTATTTTAGCTCTTAAACCACCAGATCCAAATCTGACAGTTTTAATCTTTTTAGTTTTAGGATCTTTAACATATACCTTATATGCTTTTCCTCCTGAGGATGAACGCATTGGTTTTCCTATTGGTCTATTATCTTTTTTCTTAGCTTTTTTCTTTTTAGCTTCTAAAATATTAATTATTCTTTCTTCAATAGATTCATATTCCATATTATCCATTTCATCACGAACCCATTCTTTTTCATTATCACCTAATTGATCATAATCCATTCCGAATTCCATATTTGCTAACTCATCTTCAAGATCCATTTGCTCATTTAATTCAATAGGAAAATCTAATGGTACTTTTTTATTTTCAGCTAATTCAAATTTATCGAATTTATTTAAATCGTTTAAACTTTTTAATTCAACTCTTTTACCATCACTATCTAACCCATAAACTGTAGCATCATATTTACCAAATCCATCTGAGCGTACTCCTTTAAGTTTTTGTTTTAATTCTGCTCCTGCTCTACGTTTACTAACTGTTGAGATTCGTTCTAATAGACCATAATGACCTAAATTTGTTTCTGTAAGTAAAGCTAAATCATCTTCATTAGTAAACTCTAAAATGCCTCTACTATATAAAGATCTTGCTTCTGCAAATAAATCAAAATAAGCACGTGAGCCTGCACGGTATAGATGCTCAGTAAGCGGTTTATTAGTGTCTATATGGTGTTTTAAACCCTCAGACAATATAGCACGCGGTGCTAAATTTTCATTTAACATTAACGTTGATTTATTAGTATCACAAGTATTACATCCGCAGTTACACATATTGTTTTATTTTATTTTTTAACCCCAAATTTTATCAAAATTAATTCTAATTGCACTTTGTTTTACTTCAAAGTCTTTCATTAATTCATCACTATTTTTTAACTCGTCAAAATTAATTTGAAAGAATTTAATATCCCCATTATCCTTTACATTAGCTAAATGATTACCATCTCCTGGTTTTCTATCTAATTTTGGTTTTAAAAGTTGTATTGCCATCTTTCTCCCCATATCCTGAGGGCTATCTGAATCTTCTAAATTTAATGTATTGTATACTCTATCTACATTAGATTTAATATTTTTAAATAAAGGATATTCATCTACTAAATCACTATTTTTATTTAAAAGGTTTTTAAACTCTTTTACTTTTTCCATAGCAGCCGTAAGTTGAAATCCTCTAAAATTAGTTGGATTTACTGTTTTTGGCAATTCACCCTCACCATCAAAAACACTTACTAGAGCACTAAACCCAAATATAAGTGAAAGTAATGATAGATTTTCTTTATCAGCTCCAAATCTTCCTAAACCGTGTAAACCTTTATTAGTACTCCAAGATTTAACCTCTACTCCCTGATTGTTAAAGTATAAATCCGGGTCATCTTTTTCTCTACCTTCTGTTACTTTAGCACTGTTTGAAAAATGATATAGCCAATATAATGCAATTTCTCCATTCCCCACACCTAAAGAACCAGCACTACCTATTTCTTTTCCTACTTTTGGGGGTTTAATAGGGTATAATTTGGTAAATAATTCTTTATCTTCAGAGCTAACTGCTATGCTAAATGTAGAATTTTTATAAGGGTATTTACTTTTGGGTTTTGGAATTGGTTTATCTTTATAATCTTTACCATATATGGCATATCTAATAGTATCATTGTATGTTTCAGATCCTCCAGAAGGTTGAGATGTTTCAACATCAATTTCTACTTCTTCTTCTGCTTCTGTTACAGTTTTAATTAACTCAAATAACATATCTTTATCCTTAGGATCACCCATATCAGGATATCCTTTAGGAAATTTATATGCTATTTTATGTAAATATTTTGTTATATTATCCATTATATGTCTATATCAACGTTATCCTCTACTTCAACATCTACATCTTCCCCACCTTCAACAGCATCAGTGTCAGCTTTTACACCATATCTTAAAATACGTGCAATAGCTTCTGTTGCTCTTTCTTCTTCTGGTAGATTTAATAAGTAATATCTTTTACCTTCTACTTGAGCTACCCAACTTGTTCTTGAGTATGTTAAATAAAAAGCTTGATCGTTTTTTAAATTTATTCTAAAAGTTGATGGTTTTGGGGCAACCCAATCAATTGATGATAAAAAAGAATCAAATTCATGAGTTAACAAGTCAACAATAATAGCTTTTAACTCTGGAAATTTTGTTAATTCATCATATTCCACAGCAGCTGCTTCTGCTTGTTTCTTGTTACCAACAACAGTTGGGACAAGTAATCTTATCTTTTCCCTTAATTCTGCTGATGTCATGTTATTTTTGTTTTGCTGTTGGGCCTTTACCTCCGCCTTTTGCTTTATATGATGCTACTGCACCTGCAATTGCTTTAGCTGCCTTACTAGATTTACCTTGTTTTTTAATTTTATTTACTAAAGAACCATAATCTTCCTCTAACCCAAATCCTATTTCAGCATCTTGTGCAGGATTATCTTTAGTTACATTTGAGATATTATCTGAGTCAATTTCATCACCACCTGAACCAACAAATCTTTCTGGGTCGCCTGGTGTTCCTTCATCTACTTTGCCATCTTGATCTTCATCTTTAGCATCTATTTTTTTATCCCAAAATCCTTTAGGTAAACCTTCTTTTAATTCTTTAGCTAATTTTTCGGCTATTGTACTATGTTTAGATGATTTATTTTCATTTACAGCTGCATCTGGATAATATTCTGCAGGTCCTATTCTTAATTTACTTTTATCAGTAACACCTGTATCAAACCAAGATTTAATAGCATCATCAGCATTTCTTCCACCTACAAAAAAGCTTAATAAACTTTCTAAACCTTTAGATCCTTCTGCTACCCAAGCATCAAATTCTTCTTCATTATCCCACTCAAATTTATCATCAGATGTAAATTGATATGTTGGTTTATTTTGTAAATTAGACATTGCAAACGCCATCCCACTACCTTCATGATTTCCATAGTGTGATTCTTTAAGTGACACAACATCCTTAGATGGAGTTTCTTTATATTTAAAATAAATAGTATATCTTTTTTTATTATTATTATAATCTGTTAAATATACTGTTTTTTTAGCAAATGCTTTTCCGTTATAGGCACGACGCCATTTATTCATATTCATAGCTTCTTCTATTGGTTTTTTACTTTCCTCAAATGCTCCTGAGGCATATTCTCCTCCTACTGATTCATCACCTAATTCATTTGGTGTGTATAATGACGCTTGGAATCCTGTATCACCATCTGTGCCTAATTGGCCTATTTCTTCATCTACTACGTCTGTAGCTACGTCAACTACAGCGTCAATTTTTGGTTCTTTAAGTTCAAATTCAAGGTAATGCTTTGCACCAGATATATTATTTTTAGCTGTTGTGATTTTTGATTGCCACCAAGCAGGGAAATCAATTTCTCCCATACCTTCTAAATCATCCATCATTTTATATAATTCCATAGCATAACTACCAATATGGTAAAGCTCTGCTTTAAGCATTCCGGGTTCATTGTCTTCATGGCCTAAATCAATATCTTCTTTTACTTTGTATAAAAGTTTATGACCATCAAGTTCTAATTTACCACTTTGATGAAGTTTATCCATGTCATCTTGGGATAAATCTAATGTAGATCCTGGTGCTTCATTTATTTCTTTGGCTTCATCATCGGCTATATCTTTTAAATAACTAAGTACTCTTCCAAATTTTTGATTTTTAGAATAATCTTTTTGTTCTTTATCTTGTATAGAATTAAAAATCCCAAGCATTGCTTTTGCAAATCCTTGGGGGTCTTTAATATCATTAGCAAATTTCTGGATGATTGATGTAGGTAATTCTACTTCATTCATTCTGCCTCTATTTTTTAAATCATTATAGGCTTTATCAATATCACCATCATATAATCTATCAACAATTTGCTTACCTAATGCTTCTAATTCACTATTGTTTAATGAGTGTGGTCTACCAAAACCTTCTAAATAAAATTGGCCTATATCTTCATAATCATAAGTAAAATCTTTTCCCAACGGAATTGATGAGTCTAATTCTTTTATGTTTTTTTCAATAGCAGCACCACGTTTTTCTTCGTAATCTGATAGTTTTCCATCCTTATTTAAATCTGCTTTTGATGGGTTTTTTAATGCATCTTTAATCAACTCTGTTAAATTAGGATCTCTCATTTCTTTTGTTTGTTTTTTAGCCATATTAGTAGCACGCCCATACATAACTGCCTCAGCATCTTTACCATATTTTTTAACAAGGTCACGTTTGTTACCTTTCATATTCATGATAATATCTTCTCTCTTTTTGAGTTCAGCTTTAGACAGTTTACGCTCGTTCATTCCTATTTATGGTTTCTTTTGAAATCAGCAGATAAGTTTTTAATTTTATTAGCAGCAGATCTACATCTACCCTTTGCTGCAGCACTTGTTTTTTCTAGTTCTGCTTCAATTAATAATACTTGTTCTTTAATTCCTTCTAATAATTCTTTTGTGTTCATTTTTATAAATTTTATTATTTAATAACTATTGTTTATTTAATTAATCCTGCTAATTTTTTAAATCTAGATAATGATTCATCTAAATCTTCTTTTTTAACTTCTTCTAATTCTACTTCATTAGTAGCTACAACGTGTGCTCTAGTATAATATGTAATTGTATTTCCTATTTGATCCATCAGTTTTTCATCACCTAAAGCTTTAGCTTCAGATTGTGCCTTTGTTAAAAGACCTAATATAGCTGCTACGTCTGAATCTTCACCTGCTAATTCTGAATCTACTTCAATTTCTGATTTAGAAGACTCATCATCAATATCAACTTCGTCTTCAATGTCAACATTAATATCTTCATTATCTTCTACATCAACATTGATATCATCTTCTTCAGCTTCATCCATTTTGTCCTCATAATATTTTTTACCTTCTTCCATATCATCTGTTTTCATTTCTTCAGATACATCTTTAGGTTTGTCTTTTTTGAGTTTAGCTAATTTTTCCTCGTTGTCTTTAATATCTTTTTCAAGGTTTTTTATGTGGTCTCTATCATCACGAATAGCACCCTCCATACGTTTTTGTTCTTCGCTGTTTCCTTTTTTAGAATCTTCAGCTTCAGCTAAAAACTGACTCTTGATGATTTCTTTTAATTCCGATTTTTTCATTATATTTGTATTTTTCTGTTGATTAATTTTATTATAAATATGTAAAAATTATTTCTCATACGTTCCTTTTCGATATTTTGCGGATTTTGTATTTTTTACAAATTGTTTTCCTTTTTTATCTCCTCTAACTTTTTTAGCAACTGTAGCTTTTCTTTCTGATTTTGATAAAGATTGGGCTTTTTTCTTAGGTAAACATCTAGTAGTAGCTTTACCTTTTTTCATAGTACCACAATCACCAGCAATGTTGCCTGATGTGTTAATTCTTACCCAATTTTCTTTTTTAAACCAATCACGTAAGGATTCTTTAACTATTTCATATACTCTTTCTTCTGTTATCATGTTACTGCTCCTGCTATATCTTTAATTAGTGTAGTTAAATCTTTACCTTTTAAAGCTGCCTTTAAACCACTAATGGTTCCTGATGCTATATTACCTTTTGATAAACTTTGTACTGCTCCACTACCGGCTTTAACACCTAAACTTAAAATTAATAAAGCATATAAACCATCAGTTACTAATTTTATTGTTTTTGGATCTTTAGAAAATAATGAAACTACACGTTTAATTGGTCCCTTAAAATCTTGTTCTAATTTATGAGTAAAATCATAGATTTTTTTAGCTGCTTCTTCACCTTTACCAAAATTATATTTTTTAAATATTTTACCTGAGAATTTAGCTATAATGTTAATTAATGTTGTGCTGGCTAATACTGTAGATAAAATTGTTATAGGATCAACTATTTCTTTTAATTCATCTTTTTTATCTTCTAAGGTATCTTTTATTTCATCAGCTAAAGCATCACCTAAACTATCTATTTCATTTTCATAGATAGGTTTAGAAAAAAATTCTTGTATTATTTTTAAATCTTTCATACTATCCTTTCATTTGACCTTTACATACTTTAACAGCACGACCATTTAAGTAAGCAGATGATTTTTCACCAGCTGCCATTCTTTTCTTCCTATATGCTTTACCTTTAGCACAAAGTTCTTCAGTTAAATTTTTTCCTAATTCAGTAGTTTCTTTAATATCTTTAATTGCTTCTTTTAAACTACCTAACTGTTCAATTGCTCTAGTAAGATCTCGTTTTGCTTCATCTTCACTAACACCCCTATACTTAGCTATACTTTTAACAGCACGTAAGGCAATTCTTTTTTCTTCTGTTGAAGCACTTTCATCTATTGATTCTTTAGTATTTATTCTATCTTCAAAATCTACGGCATAGCTGCCATCATCTTGTTCTAATTCTCTGCTATCTACTATTAAAGTATTCCAATCTATCTCCCCTGTGTCGTCATCTCTATCTACTATAAATAACCACTTATCATCATTTGATATTGCCATTAAATCATCATCGCCTTCAGATTCTTGTTTAAATTTTAAGTTTGTAAGTGTTTTATTACCATGATGGTTAGTTCCTCTCCATCTAATAGTAACATTATCAAGATCACTTATATTGTCAATTATTACTTCTTTATCTTCTGTTTTACCAGGTGAAGTAACTATAGAAGTTCTAGTTTTATATGAATTTTTTCCTATTTTTTTACCTTCAGCTATTGCTTGGTCATAAGTCATTTCTTTTCTACCTGATAATTTAGATATTGCTTTATCAATACGATTTAATTTACTACCATATTCATCAGCAATGGGCCCACCTTCTGGTTCAGCTTCTTGCTCCATATCGCGCATTAATTGTTCCCTTTCTTTTTTAAGAAATCTAAGCTTAGTATCATTATTATTACCACTACGAGCTTTTTTAACAGCATCACCATATTCTTTACCAAAATCTGGTTTTGATAATTCTTTTTCTGTTCTACCTCTAGCTGCTCTCATTTTTACAAGAACTGGATCATTAATATCCATTTCATTAACTGATTTGTATAAGGAAAGTAATCTTTTAAGTTCATTTTGAACTAACATTTCGGTTTCAGAGGTTAAAGGTTCACCATTTGCCTCACCACTATCTAAAATTTCTTCAGCATCCTTAATTTGTTTCATGATACCTACTTTATTCATTCCCTCTTTAATTGGGAAATCAGCTACGTCAAATTCAAATTTTATTTTTGGGTACCATGCTCTATCATCATCAATATCCATTTCATACCAATTTGATTCTGATTTTATTTCAAACCCTTTACTTTTAACCCATTTTAAAGCCTTATTCCAATCATTATCACTAAGTTCTTCTCTAACACTAAATGTAATTGAGCCATAACCCTTACCTTTTAAAGGATCAGTGTCAGGTCTATCACCACCATATGTGCCTAATGAAATAAAAGGTCTGTAGCCTCTAAATTCAGAATCTAATTCTTTCCCCAAATCATCTTCTTGAGATTTATATTCACCATACTCACTTATTTGGTTTTCTTTTAAATAGCGATTTCTATTCCACTTAGTAATATTAAAATTATCCATTGATTTTTAGTTATAAATATATAAAAATGTGTTATTTTTTAAGACTATTTAAATGTTCAATAGTTTTATTTAATCCTTCTAATACTCTTGATTTATTAGGAGCTCCTACCCAACTTTCAACATCGCCTTGTTCTGTAATAAAACCTTTATTAGATAATACTAACTCAGCTTCTATGTAAGCTTTAAATTCATTAACAAAATTATCTATTTCTGAGTTGATAATTTTAGATTCATAAGCTTCATATAAACCTGCTACTTTTAAATGATGTTCAAACTCAACAACACAATTAAAGCATTTTTTATGTATATTATAGTAGGGTTTATCTAAGTCTGTATGCATTTTAGACCCACAATTAGGACAAAAAATAGGCATTATGTGTGCTTTTTTTGCTTTATCTAATTTAGTAATATTTTGTTTAATACCTTCTTTAATAGTCCACTTTCTACCATCTACTTCCCAAACATCACCTTCTTTATAATCTTTATCATGTTTAGCATAACCTACACTCTGACCTACTTTTTCACCGTGTTTTCCTTGGATAAGGTTACGCATTCTATTTACATCTCTTTCAGTAAATTGTTTATTTAATCCTTGTACTTTACTCATAAAACTAATTTATTTAATTCTTTAATAATAACTTGTACACCTTCTTTTGATAAATTACCTCCACTATATAATTGTTTGATGTGATTTGATAATTGTTCTACATCTACCTGTTTTGGTAAATCTCCAATAAAAGGTTTTGGGGTATTATTACTTCTTGATCTTGGTGATCCTCCCTTGTATCCTCCAGCTAGTGTATTTAATTTACTCATAATCCTAATGCTTTAAGTTGATTAATGGTGTCAGCTGCTGAAGTATGTAATATGCCTATTCCACCTGCTTCTTTCCATTGTTCTATATTTGATTCTCTATCATCAATTAATATATGATTAGGTTCAGCATAATTTTTCTTATTGTAAGCTTGTGCTAAAGTTAATTTAATACCGGGCATGTTATTTCTAACCCATAATCTTTTACCTAATCTTGAGGTTTCGGATCTAGAAGGAGAAGATAATAACTCTACATCATAATCTTTAATATAATCCCAATACTGTTTAGCATCTTCCATCCAAGGCATTCCTACCCAAAATCCAACTTTACCTTCACCATCAATTAATTTCCAAAAACCATCTTTACCAAATTTCTTTTCATACTCTCTAGGTGGTATTCCTTTTGAGTATTTTTCGAATGATTTGTCAAAATCTGTTAACACACCATCCATGTCTGAGTATATTTTATATTCCATAGGGGGTGAAGATACGACCTCTTCTTCGGGTATCAAAACTCCTTCAGCTATTTCTCTAGCAAACTGATTTAAACCAAATGGGTCTTTACCTAATTTATCATCAAAACCACTTTCATTCATAGGTTTATTATCATTTCCACATTTATGACATACAAATAAATCATCACCACCATCTGCTATTTTCCAACTCCAACCACAGTTATCACATTCAATTTTATTACCTATAATTACTTCATTTAAACTATCAGTCCAATTTCTAAATGTCATTGTACCTTTTAAATTAGCTTCTGCTTCAATATCATTTAAATTATCGTCTTCTTGTGTGTTTGTAGTTTGAATATCACCTAATCTATCTTCTAAATTTTGAATATGATGTATCATCTCATGTGTGTAACTACGCGCTATATCTTTAGGATGTCTACCTTCGGTATATAATACTATAGTTTGTGTGTTTGGGTCATAATACGCTGTCTTACCGAGAAATTCGCGTGCATTTTCACTATCACCATTAACAAATTCTAAATTAGGTAAAGGTTCTATATTCATACCTTTATCTAACATATGTTGGGTTAATTGAGCTAGTTTTTCTATTAAATTAATATCTTTAGTATATGAAGCATTTTCATTAAGTGCAATTACAGGGGTTGATGTTTTAAAATCTTTTTTACGCATTACAGTTTTTGCATACATTTCAATATCATCATCAGTTACGTTTATAGCAAATGGTATATTGATATTACTATTAAAATCTTTAACAACGGCATTAAAATCATCATCTACTTTAGATAATGGTTTACCATGTTTTCTATGCAAACGCTTAAACATTCCTACTAATTCAGGTACTGATATAGGCTTAACATTTCTTTCATCATTTACTCTATCTAAAAAGTGTCTAGTAAACTCAATATCAATTCCTAACTTATTAAACAAACCATCAGCATATTTTTCTATTGAATCTAACTGTGGTTTAGTAATTTCTTCTTTAATTACTGGTCTTAAAATATTAAATATTTCTTCTTTTTCACTATCATTTAATTCATCTGGTAGAAATGGGGATAATTTATCAGATGATATTTTAGCTGCTTTTCTAGCATTAGTACCACTCATACCTTTATCTTGGGTAGTTTGTACTTTTACTTTCATATTGGGGTAAGTTGATTCAATATTTTTAGTTCTACTTTTAATATCTTCTAAATCATCATCTCTTCCTTCTCTTCCCCCTATAATAAAATAAATTTCATCTTCTGGGTTGTTTTTCCCTAAACGAATAATATCACCAATTGGGGATTTAGCAGGCTCAATCTTAACTTTCATAGGTAAATATTTTTTAAATATATCCCAAATTAAGATAGCTTCAACTTGACTTACACCATTTCTTTCCTTACTCCCAACATAAATTATAAATTCATCTATTTCAGGAAGAGATTCTAAAGCTTTTTTTACTACTTCTAAATGGCCTTTAGTAGGTGGTTTAAAACCACCCCCATATGCTGCTATTACCTTACTCATGAATTTAAGAATTTACCTATTCGCATCTGTGCTTCTTCTTTAGACATTGTATATTCAATTACATCATATACAAAATCATCATCTAGCATAATTTGAATCTCTTCTTTATCTTTAGCCTTCCTAGCGTCTGATTTAGCTTGTTCTTTTGGTGTTTTTGGTTTTGTTCCTTCGGGTTTAAATGGATCAAGATATTTTTTTATTATTTTATCTATATTTTGCATTCTATTATCTAAGGTATTGGCTACAGCTACAAAATTATTACCAAATAATTCAGCATATTTAGGTAAATTATCTGTTACACTTTTCCATGTACGCATTACAATAGCAGGTGCTAAACTTCTATCTTTACCTTCTGATTTTTCATATCTGTCTTGGTTTTGGGATAGTGAGCGTTCTAAATCAGTATAAACATAAAGCATAAATACTTTATATCCTGCTTCTTCTAATTCATTTTTTAGTTTAACTGTTTGGTTATATGAAGCTCCTGTTCCATCTAAAATAAAAGATTCTTTTCCTTCTATAGTAGCTTCTACATCCCCTTTAAATTGTTTATTAGCAGCAGCCATTTGTTTAGCTTGCTCACTTCTTTCTTCGGGAGTAGCATTTTTTAAATCTAATGTTACATTAGCTTTTTGTAATAAAGGAACATAAATATCATCTACATTTAATATCTTTATACCGCCTAAATCTAAACCTCTTAAGATATATCCTTTACCAGCTCCTGGTGCTCCTGCTAAAATTATAGCCTTAGGAGTTGCTATAGCTTCTTTTAATAAATTAATTAGTGAAATCATAAATTGAATATTTTGTTATAAATATCACAATTCCCTTTTAGCTTGCGTTCTAAATTCGGTAAATATTGGTTTATGTTTGGGGTTTTCTAAATCAAATAATTGTTTTACAGTATTAAATATATCAATATTTTCATCTTGTGAACGTTTTGACTCATACATTTCCCATCCTTTACCCTGCATTGATCCCTCTTTAGGACCTCTTTTAGATGATTTTAACCATAAAACTCCATATCTATCTGCTTTTTTACCAAAACATTCTTCATAACATTTACCATAAATTGCAGTTTGAAGGTCATATGTAGTTTGTAAGTGATTAGAAGTTTTAAAATCAATAATCCATAACTCACCATCAATTTCACAAACCATATCACAGGTACCTGCTACTTTAATTTCATCTGAGAATAAATGAACTTCAGTTTCAATTAATGTTGGGTTGTATGTTTCCCACCAATCTACAAATCTTAAAAACATTTGCCATACTAGGGTGTCATACATTGGAATTCCGTTTTGTAAAAAGTTTAACTCTTTACCATTAAGGTAATCCTCACACATTTCATGTACTTGAGTACCTTCTTCACCTGCTTTTCTTACAATCCAATCAGCACTGTATCCTACTTTTTTTAACCAATCTTGAAAATGTTTACCTTTTGGATAACAACTTAAAACATAAGTAATTGATGGATAATAATCACCATTTCTTTGATAATACCTTGAATCCGGGAGTGTAATCTGTTTAGCATCTTCCGAAATCTCTAAAATCCTATTATAGGACTTTTTAATTGTTTTTTTACTCATACTAGGGATAATTTTTTTTCCATTAAGGCGTATTGTGTTAGAGGAATGGATTTTTGTATTAGGTTAGTAAAATGGGTAAATCCCATTTCGCTAGGGTCTTTCCCTTCAAGTTCAACTAGATGAACTTCCTTGCCTTCATTAATAAATTTTTCTGCAAATTTTAAAGATTTTTTTAATGCGTCATTATCTAATGCTATGTATATTTTTTCAACTGTTGATGTTACAATTCGTTTCATTAGGTTTTGTTGTATATTGTTGCCTAATAACGGTATTGAGTTTCTTTTAATGGCTATGGCGTCAAATGGTCCTTCGCACAATATTAACGGTAATTTCCAATTTATAAATAATTCAAATGGAATAACATCACGTGAGGTTTCAGGATTGCGATATTTAATGTATGGTTCTTTTTCAAAAGATCTGCCTGTAAAATAATTTAAATTTCCTTGTTCATCATAAGAAGGTATTATAACCATTTTTGAGTATCTTCCGGATGTGCAATATCCTATATTATACTTTTCAATATCATCTTTTGTAATACCTCTACTTCTTAAATAATAAGCAGCTTGTCTGCCTTCAATGTCTGATGTAGTTATATCTTTAAATGATTTATATTCTTCAGGGAGTTTTAAAACCGTGGAATTTACTACAGTTTTACGTTCTTTTTCATTTCCTATTAATTTATATAATTCTGTAAATTTTTCAGGAGATGCTTTAACTTGTTTAAATAGGGATGAAATTCTAGTCCCTTTTTTATTACAAACCCAACAATGCCAAGGATTATATCCTTTTTTATTTTCCGAAAAGTTAATTTCTAATTTAGATTTATGGTGGTTGCAATACGGACAGCTATGGGCTTGGTTACCTCTAGCTGTTCGTTTACCTGTTCCTATAACAGAATTTACTAAACTTACTAATAGTTCATTAATCATGAGGTATAATATACGAAACTAAATTTAGCTATCAACGGTTAGTTGAAATCTTTTGTATAAAACTTTCCTAAAATATTATCATTAAAAAATTCTTCGGAATTTTCTAAAACTTGATAAATCATTTGATATTTTACTTCATAATAAGTAAGTAATTTTTTAGATGTAGCAAATGTTAGAATTTGTCGTTCAAAATTTTCTTTAGGTTCTGTTTTATATAATTCATTTAAATATTTATTTGAACCCCAATAATTTTTCCAATTTGATTCTTTTACAACTAATTTATAGGATGGTCTACGACCTACTACTCCAGCATATTCTGCTATTTCTTTTTTACCTAATTTTACTTTAGAAGTATTTTGTAGTATTTTCCTACCTATGTAAGATTTTTTTGAAGGTGTGTGTATTATTCTATATACAAAACCGTGAGTTAAATCTGGGAAGTCAGAAAATTCTATTATTTCTTTTTGTTGGTATTTCCAATTTATCATACGTCGAAATTTACAATAACTGTTGTATCTGTAAATTGAGATACAGGTAACGGGAAAGATAATTTTCCTACAGCTACTAATTGTTGTGATTCATTATATAACCCTACACAAGTAATATAAGGTTCAAAAAATGAACCTGTTACAAAAGGATAATATTGTTCACTACTATCACCGGGGATAGACTGAGTTAGTAAAGAGGGGTTTAATGAATACCCTAATTCATTTTCTAATATAACACATTTATACTGTTGTTCATAAATAGTTAGTGATGAAGAAAATGCTACAGTTGTATTACCTAATAATGTAGGGTTACTATTAATTGATTTACCTATATTAGTAGAACGGGCATCTCTTGTAAGTATAACCATACCATGAGAGTAAAATATTTGACCAATTACTACATCTTGTGATCCAGATATAATATTTCCCTCACCATCATCCTTTAAAGTTATTCCGGTAGGATAATCAGGTGTTGTTGTTGAAAATAGAAAAGTTCCTGGTATTATTTTTTCTCCGTATAGTCTTGTTGGNATTGATATTGAAGTTATTGTTGATATGGGAGTGTTTTGTTCACTTCCAGTAGCCCAATATCTTTCTTGAAGTAAAGAAGATTGAAGGTAATTATCATATAAAGGTGATTCTATACTACCAATAGATCTATCATCTTCTCTTGTAACTCCGGGAAGTATGCTACCTGTGTTTACAAAATCTCCCCTACTTGAAGATATATAGTTTGTATAATACAACTGCTTTGCACTATTCCATATTGAGTTTACAGAAGAAGAGTATTCAAATCCAGTTTGAATGTTAAGTGATGATGTATAGTTTACATTTCTACCAGAGTAGATATTAATACCATTTTCAGACCCTGTAATTTCATTACCTGTAAAGGTAAATCCTTTATCTGCTGTAAATGGAGTTATTGTAACATCCTTTGTTGTAAATTGTTTCCAAGCGCTCATTCATTAGAAGTCTAACTTGATCCTTACAAGTAATTCTTTAGTAAAATCTTTTAACAAAGGTCTTGAAAGTTTAGCAACTGCTACTAATTCCTGATCATTGTTATATAAACCTACTGTAGTAATGTATACTTGGGGGTCATTAATAAAAGAATTATATAATACAGCTCCATCTGAACCTGAGATAAATGATGGGTTTGTTGAATAATTTGAATTTTGACTTCTAGCTCTACAAAATATAAAATCTGATGAAAGATTTTCTTGGGAATTTAAAGTAAATCCTGGAGATGGTGATATGGCTGAAGCATCATCCATAGCTTCAAACATTAATTTAGGATTATTTTCTTGGCTATTTGATGTTCTATCTGTTTGTAAATTAATACCTGAATCTGCTACTGTACCATCTAGTGCTTCACCACTTAATAATATTACTCCAATATCTGGTAGTAAAAATCCATAAGATCCTGAGTTGATTGTCCATCCTTGTGGTTGGGTAACAGAAGTGTAAACATTACCTGCTGATCCTGTTACTATATTATAAACTCTACCAGCTTCTGAGAATACTGCTGCTCCTCCTAATTTACTATCATCTGTAAGATATATATTATTCCCAGAACCATCAGAAAGTGCTAAAGTCCATACTCCGGGTAAAATTTCTTCTTTATATCCTGCTCTTTCAATAGGTAAAGCATAAAAATATGATGATGATTGATTTCCAAATACAAACGAAGTTTCTTCATCTCCTAGAATTAAATTTCGGTATTGTCCGTAATTTGTTCTTGTTGGGGATAAACCATTAACATTAGGGTTGTATAATAAACTACCACTACCATCAGCATCACAATAAGCTATTGCAAATTGTACAGAACCTGTAGCTTCTTCAGAACCATAAACGCTATAATAGAATTGCCCAGTGGCACTTGCTGCTTGTACTGATGATGTAAACATCGTTGTTAGTGTAGGTTGATTATTTTCCCATACTGTACTGGTTACATTTTCAGTACTAATAATCATATCTTGAGGTTCTATTGGATAGAACGCTGTTATTTGATTATCATTATTAATTTGCTCTGCCATTTTTTTTTTATTTTTATGTTCTAGTGATTTGGACTGGTATTTGAATTCTTGCTCCTGAATCCATTCCTATAATGGTTAAAGTACTAAATAAAGTACTAGTTGAATTACCTCCCTGACCAAACAAAGTAGCAATACCTGTTGCTGTTAAAGTGCAAGACATTCCTATTACTGTTCTAGATACATTAGTACCATTTGTAGTCATTGAATTTGCATTTAAATTATTTGCAGATAATGATGTAATACCATCTCCTTGAACAACTGAAAATTGTCTTACATCACTAACTGTGAACATATACCCTGATGCTTCATTTACTGCATTATTACCTAAGTAATTTGAAGTTTGTGGTATAATAGTAGTTGTGTTAGTTTGTTTTAATTTTACTGCTGAGAAACCACCAGCTGAAACTACAGGCATTGTTGCTGTATCTCTAGGTAAAGTTACTAACTTATATTTCATCATTTGAGTTTCATCAGGAAACGCTTCTAGTAATGGCATATTTTGAATAGCTTCACCATAATAAGCAGAACCTGATGGATTTGTTGGATTATACAATGTATAATCTATTTCGTCATCTGATAATGCGAAAGATCTTATGTTAAAAGAACCATCACCTCTTGCTAAAAGTTCTCTTCCTTTGGTTGTTAAGATAGCATCAACTGTTACTACCTGATTATTTAAATATCCCATTTGTTATATTATTTTAATTATAAATATACGTTTTTTTTGTTTTTACTCCAAGTTATATTATTCAATTGGAGATCTTCTTGTGTCATTATCTTCATCTGCCCTAAAAGCATTTTTAGCTCTTAATTGGGTTATTAAAGTTTGAACATTTCTTTTTTGGATGGGTGTAAAATCCCCAGGTATTAAATATCCTGATGGGCCAAATGTTCTAGCACCCTCTGATCCTGTTGGGTTTGATTGGAATATTATAACTCTATCAGAAGCATTAACTCTTCTTCTTATAGTAAAGTTAAATATTTTATTATCCTCTATATCAAAATTCATTGGGTTTGGAGAAACATAAACTCTATCATAAATAGATGCTGAATTTATAGTTTGAACAAATGCAAAACCAGGACAGACATACCCATGGTTATTATCAGGTGAATGGGGAACATCTACTACTGTGAAATCTTGTTCATTTATAAATGGTCTACCTTGACTATTAACAGATGCTGAATATGCAATTCTAATTTCATCTCCCTTTTCAATTAAAAAAGGTAGAGAATAGTCTTGGTAATTTGCTATTTGTGGAAAATAGCCTTTAGTTAGTGGATTGGGAGAAACATAAGAGCCAATTGAACTTGTAGCATTTGCTGATTGTCCTACATCCCATGTAAAATATATTGAATCTTGCTTTACTCGTTTAGCACCAATAGGCCATCCTAATTGGTTATCTGGGCCTGAAGATATTGGAATATTGGTTGCAAATTGTCCTTTTTGTAAACATTTATTTACAGAGTGAATAGCACCTAACCCGGGACCTGAAATCCATTGATATGTTGATGATGCATCAGGGATTGCTTCAGCTGATGCTGTAATTGTTACTCCTCCCCCAAGTAGTCTTAAATATCCACCTTGATAATTTGGAGAAGTTGGATCTGTATCTTGACTTGCTGATAGGAAAAAATTATAGCCTGCCATTTGTGATAATGTCCAACCACCTGAACCTGGTGGTTTCTGTAATGTTAAATCTACAAAATTACTTGATGTTGCTTTACCAAATGTTGTTGAACCTGTAGATTTATACATTCCAAAAATACTCCCAGTGTTAAAAGCCATAAATTTAGCATATGATGTTTGGCTGGGCTCATTAGATAATAAAGCATTATATTCTAAAGCACCTTGATATATTGTATTATCACCAACAGCTAATGAACCATAATTAATAGTTGAAAGTGATCCTGATAGTCCTTTTACTTTTCCTATATTATAACTAACATCAGATTTTCTATCTACTTCAAATGTACTTCTTACTTCTGTTATTTGATTATCAGATCCATCGATATTAACTACTCTTGGCATTATTGGAGCTTTTTCACCTCTAATATCCACTAAAGGTGATTCAATTAATTGATCTATATTAAATGTTGTAGAATCCCATAACTCATATGTTTCTTTTGAAGATCTATAATGAGCAAAATAAATTGGATGTTTTGAAATTGTTGAAAATGCTACTCCTTCAGAAGGCATCTGTTGGGGGCTTGAATCTCCTAGCCAAGGTGGTGAAGTATATGTTGTAAAAATTAAACCTTTATTATGAACTAATATACCATTTGCATAGTAATTACTATTAGGACTTACATCTATTAAGTTATATACTTTATAATCTCCTTTAATTTTATTTACTGTTGTAATTGTTGATAAATCTTCATTTATAGTTTTACAAATGTCTAAAGGCTTTAATTCAGAAGCATTTACAAGTCCTTTATCTTTAACATAAAATGGATGTTCTTCTGTTGTTTGTATAATATTACCATTATCAAATGTTATTTCTATTATAGATGTAACATATTTTTTATCAATATCTCCTACAACACCTTCTTCTTGTTTATTATTATCAGTATTATAGGTTAATATAAGATCCCCAGATTTAAAATCTTCAACATTTTTAACACTACCTCCTGTTAAAGATATCTTAGTACCTTCTACAAAACAGACTGTACTTAGTGTGAATGTTTCATTAGATCCTGAAAATACACTTCCTGTTATATTACCGTTTAGATAAGTAATATTTGTTAGTGGTGGAGTATAAGTATTATAATCTGCACTTTGTAATTTACTTCCTAAATATCTTGGTATGATTGAGGATTTTTGAGTATAAAAACTATCGGGTACTCTTGCTTTTAATGCTGATTGTGATATTATAGGTACAATATTTGAGGGAATTGGACCATTATCATACTCTACAACTTGCACATAAGTATTTTTTACACTTTCAGTAGCATTATTTATTAAAGGATAATATGCTGAGTTTTCAAATTCTAAGTTATTTGAAGGTAATTGAGGGTTAAAATTAACATACTCTGATGCTTGAGGTCCTTGTGGGTTATATTGTATAATTGGGAAACTTCCGTTAACTGAACCACTTAAATATCTACTATTTTGTGGGTTATAATTAAATACTGTCCATCCCGGATTTGTTGCATCTTGTAAAAAGGAAATACCTTCTAAATCGTTTAAATCTTGAATAAAGACATTACCTGCTTTTCCATAAGAATCTATAGGGGTTGGTGTACCTATATATTCAGGAAGATTTAATTCAAATGATGGTTCATTTGCAAAAGTAGATAAATTATTATTAATTACTCCTGTATCTGGATCTTGAGTTTCATTATTAAATGTTAATTGTTCTGGAAACCAGCCTGATCCATCATACCATGAACCTGTCCATGTTGATCCTATCAATGCTAAACTTGCTGATCCTATTCCATAATTATTAAGAGTTCCATCTTTTTGATTGTCGGCAAATTTAGTTCTTTGTATTCTTTCAGGTGAAAATAAAACTTCTATGCCACGGACTGTTTCCGTAAACACATCTGGTGTTGAAGGTGGTCCTGGGTTTGTTGCTTGATTAAGTCTAATTGGTCTACCTCCGTTGTTCCAAGGTTCTTTAAACCAATATTTTGTTATTCCAAATTGTGAATTTGTAGTAGCAATAGTTTTTGAAGTTGGATCTAAAGCTGTCGTGCTGTAATATTTAAGTACTGCATCATTATTTCCTAACATATTAGAAAATACTTTTTCCCACTCCATATTATTATATTGTGGGTCTGTAGGACCATAATCAACATTTAAACCTATTGCATAAAATTGATTCATTGAACCCGATGTAGATGGGAATTTTATATAAGGACCCCATTGGTTTGGTGTATTCTTTCCATCTATGATAGCAGGAATGCCTGAGTATTCTGGGGGTACTTGATTTATAGGATTTATATTTGCTTCAGCAGGTGGTATAGGTGTGTTAGATGGGGTGTTTACTACAAGTTCTCCATTATTTAAATTTGCAGTATTCCAACCTAGAAGAGTTCCAAATTTGGCATTTGGAGTATTTGTACCTGGAACGGAATTCATTGTTGAGGGTAAAATTAACCCTACAATCCACCAATCTTCTGGTTGGAGTGGATCTTGGTAATAAAATATGGAACCCGTTCCTAATAGAAAAATTTTATCTAGTTCCCACTCACCCCATAAACTATAAAGATTATCTAGCCCAAATCCTTCTTTTGTGGGGTCATAAAATGAAGATGTTGATTGTAAATCAAAACTTGCTGAAGGGAATGTGGTTTGAAATGGGTCTGTAGTATTCCATGAACTATTTGCATATATACCAAAACTTGCAGTAACTGTTAAGTTATATGTAGTATTTATTGTATTTGGTTCACTAAAAGGATTTACTAGTAAAGATTGAGTTGTTACTGTTACTTCACTTCCACTAAATTCTCCATTATAAAATTCATCTTGTGATTTATGTAATTCATAAACACTACCAGATATAGTTTTATTTTCTACAATGTAGGATTGTGTAGTAAATGAATTCCATATACTTGATGAAAATGGAGAAGTAGCACCCTGGAAATCATTTGCATTTGGTTGATTTGTAGTGTAAAAACCAAATAGCAAATTTTGCATAGTTACAGAGGCAGGTATAGGATTATTTATATTACTAACATCCATACCTTTAAACCAAAAAGTAATATCTTCTCCTGGAATAAATTCATAATATGAAGAACTTGCAGCCGTACTTCCTATAGGAGATAATGAAGATGATGTTACTAAATCAGTACCTATAATTCCCCTTAAGGATGATGATACTGCAAATTCAAACCCTTCATCAAATCCTAACTCACCTACTGTATTAGTTTGATTAAAGAAAAATCTTGTTTTGATTGGTGTTTTTAATCTTAAACCTTGTTTTAGAGAAGTTCCAAATTTAGATAATACTACATCTCCATAAACTGCTGCATTTCCACCTTGGGGAAGAAGATTAATATATTGGTCTGGTAAATTGCCAGGAGTAATAGATGAAAAATATGTGAAAAATCCGGATTGGGTAACTTCAACATTATAAGGATTTAAAACCCCTCCTGTTGATCCATCAATATCAACCATTTTAATACTTCCTGTAAGTTCTAAATCTCTATATGAGATTGGACTATTCATTCCTGTAGCTGTAGATTGACCACCTACTATTGATCCTGTTTCAGGTGTGTATGCTATTATCGTATTTGGGTTAACTGTAATAGGTACACGACGATTACGCTCCAACATATGTTGTTTAACTATAACACCTGTAGTTATACTAGTACGAGCGGGTACGTATGATTTAATTGCTTTAAATAATGAATTATCAAAATATTTAATTAATCTTAAATAATCCCAAACATCACCTTCTGTATATTTTTTAAAATATTCATTTGCTATATTTCTTAATTTAGGGTAATAATTTTCTTTACCCTCATAAGCAAATCTAGGATCAGCTAATACATCTGATATTACACCATAACCATAAGTTGCTATTATATCATCATTTACTTCATCCTGTGGTGAAAATCCTACTTCTAAACTTGTTATATCTTCAGTATAACTTTTACTAATTAAATAGTCTTGATCTATACTTCTATATTTAGATAATACATTACCATAATCACTACCATCATCAACCTGGATTTTGTTTGAAATTCTATTTCTAATTCCTATTGCTGGTTGATCTAAAAAGTATGTTTCTACATTAGGTTTACTATAAGTGTAAGTAGATGTTGCTTCATACCCAATAAATTCATAACTTGAAGTTAATGAAGAATTTAAAGGATTAATGAAAGATTGGGTAAACACCATAGGTGCTGACCCTGTAATTGCTGGGTGTGATGATGATATAAGAGTTGAAAATGATTCACTTACGGATGCTGTAAATAAATGTTCTAATTCATTTCCTAAAGGTGCTCTAAAATTAACTATATCAAATGATGATTCTGATCCTGTAACTTTATTACCCTCAACAGATTCTGGGTTCATTACAAAATCATTAAATACTTCTTTTGAAATATTATTTGAATAATATCTAAATTCTTGAAAAGATCCTGAAAATATTTTGGCTCCTTCATTTAAGACTTCAGTCATTACATCTGAGCCTGAAACATATCCTCCTACATAAACACCATCATGTTCTGTAACTCCAAAACTGTTCCAAGATTCATTTATTGTAGGATATACAGCTGCTGCTAAATCATATTCTACACTATCATAAGTTCCTCCACCATATCCTGAGTTAAAAGATATATTTGCTGAAGACATACTTACTGATCCTGACCACCCTAATGAATTTCCATCCCAACCATCTACTTGCTTATTAGCTGCAAATAAAGTGTATGTAGTTGGGGTGTCATTATCACTAGCACTTACGTGTTGATCTCTTTGTAATAAAACACTCCACCAACCCCCATCAAAGAAGGGTAAGGAAATATCATTTGATATTTGTACTCCTCCATCTGCTGTTGAAGCAGACATATAAAATCTTAATTTACCATAATTGTAATAATCACTAAAACTAGATCCTGAATATGATCCTGATGGTTGATCTTCATAAAATAAACCAATTCCCCAATCCATTTGTTTGTCATTAGTTCCATTTGATTTTTTAACAGCTAATGATTGACTATAAAATTTACCCCCATAACTTGATGAAGGATGGCCTGTAGTTTTAAATCTAAAAGCAACACCATCTGGTACTATATACTCACTGTCTGCTATTTCATTACGTTGTAATGGCATCCAAGGCATTTTAACCGACGAACTTGCCATATATTGATTAGCAACCGGAGTATACGCGTAACTATAACGTTTATACCATAAATCATAATCGTCTGAGTTGTCCTTATTTTTACCCCCAAATTCATTAATTCGAAGGATTGTATTTGGAATACCCCAAATATTAATTAATTGTCTTAAACCACTAATCGTACCTTTTTTCTTAGTAAGATAAGCCATATTGTGGTAAAGACGTTTATATATTTCTTTACTTACTTTATCAATAGCATATGGAAATCCTGGTTCTAGTAGTTGTTCTACATAGTTAAGCCATGAATACCCTAAATTCCAGTAATTTATTATTTTACCATTATTTACAGCTACATAATCTGTAATTAATTCACTCCCTGTTGGTGGTACATAAATTCCATTATCTTCACCTGTTAACCCTATAAAATTATCTTGGTTGTCATAATTATTCCCAAAAGTTTCAAATCCTAAACCTTTTATAGCATCAGCCGCTAAATCTAAAGGTAATCCAGATTCTGGATCGTTAGTAGTATTATATCTTTCACTTAATGCTTTAGTATATAACCATACTTCATCAAAAGATTGACCTACCATATTAGAAAATTCTATATATTCATTATTATCTGAATTTTCTGTTATAAAAGATGGTATAGTATAATACAACCAGTTTTGATTATCTTCATCATATAAAGATGCTGATAATATATAACCTCCATAATATTGAGCATTTTCAACATCACTACCCATCCATGTTAATACCTCTGTACTTCCTGTTGGTAATAGGGAATAAGGGTATGATGATCCGGTTTTTGGATATGCAAAAGATGATGAATCATAATAAAGATAACTTTCATATCCATCAAAATTTGATACTAAATTTGTAATATTAGTTTGTAAACTTGATAAACTTTGAGATATTTCTACTACATTAGGGTTTGATCCTGTTATTGTTGTAATTGTATCAATGTCAGATTGATATGATTGTATTTGAGATACTTTTTCATAAAAGTTATTAATTCTCTGTTTTGCGGAAGAAAAATTAATAAATTCATCAAACGTATTATATGAATAATTAGGAGTAATTGTTACTCCGGTTTGGTTTAAATAATTTAAAACACTATCTAGGGATGAGGAAGATTGGGTTTTTGTTAAGTCATCATAAGATTGTAAAGTTGTTGAATTATTAACTAAATCTTGGAGTGGAATATTAATATTAGGACCTTGAATATAGTTAGCATTATCTATAAAATTTGAAAAATCTTGTATAAATTCTACTTTATAAGCTACTGATTCTCCTACTTTTGTAGCAGCATATACTCTTTGTTCAACATTATAATTAGCTGGTAGGGGTTCATATAACTTAACTAATATTGATGGGTCTAAATTGTCTTTTGTGGTTTCATTTTCAAGTAAAACATTAACCGCAACTACATAATTATTTTGGTAAAAACTTAAATAAAATTCATCAAAATACTCTGTTGAGTTTAGTTTGTTTTTTAATTTTATAAAACCAGATTTAATATCTACAGCAGATATAGCATTAGATTTTAACCTTATTTCTGTTCTATCCCCTGATATTTCTGATATATAGAGGGTTTTTGTAGTAGATGAACCTAATTCATAATTAATAAAATTATATACACCAAATAATTCTCCATTATCAAATCCTCTATCATATAAATCTAAAGTAGGTTGTAATGTAATATTATTTGTAGGTATAGAAGCTGATCCTGTATTAACTACAGCAATACCTTGACTATTTGTATAAGAAGTTGCATTTGTAGTATTTGATGTTGCTGTATTCTCTTCAATTGTATAATCAGTAAAGTTATATTCTTGAGATAATAAATTTTTAGTTATACTATAAGCATAAAATTCAATTATACTTCCGCTTTGAAAAAATGAACCTGATATATCTTCACTTGGGATAATTTCGGATTGAGCAAAATCATATCCCATATTAGCAACTGTAGAGGCAGGTACTTGAACACATGAAGAGCTAATATTGATACTATTCTCCCTACCATCAGTCATAGGAGTTACAACACCATCTCCTTCAATTTGGCTTTTATAATCTGTGCCTAATGCTTTAGACATTTTTTTTAATTCATCAAATTTATATTCCATTAACTATTATATTATTGATTATCCGCGAAATCTTGGATTATTTGAGCAATTTCCTGTCTTACTTCTAAATTTTCTGTTCTTAATTCTGCTATTTCTGCTAATAATGATTCTATTTCTTCTCTTTGTGGAGCATAATCAATATAATCTCCACTAGTTTGTACTAAATATTCATGTGAGTTAACCTCACCATCTTTAGGTATTTCATAAAAAAACTTATTATATAATATCCAAAAATCCTCTTGGGTAGCCAAATTGACATCAAAAAATGATGGATCATCTACAGATGTTAGTTGTGTAAAACTTGTATCTATAGTATTATTAAAAGCTTCCTTATCAAATACTTGTCTTCTTAATTTTATATTTTTTTTATTTATCATCCTTTTGCTACCTTAAACATAATATTTTCATCAAAAACTTTTACTTCACCACTTATTGATGTTTTAATTAAAATTGTATAATATCTTTCAGGTTCTAAACCATTACAATATAAATCAAAATAACTTGAAGTATTATCAGCACTAATTCTCGTATATTCAGGATCAAAATCAATTACAAATTCATTAGTTTCTGTATCTTTGATAGCATATAAAGATTGTGATTCTGGTAGGAAATAGTTAGTTGTATAAAGGGAAGCTGTTAAAAATGCTCTATCAGGATATTTAGGCATAGCCGCAAATCTTAATCTAGGAATGCTTTCTGAGTAATATGTGCCTAAGTTGTTATAAATAGACACAAAACTTTCTACCTGAGGTAATATGGTATTCTTAGAAGATCCAGTATTAAAAGTATAATCATTAAATCTAAATTCTAATTGAGGTGGATAAATTGTATTAGTATCAATTGAAAAAAATCTAAAAATTGTATTATTAGCTTTAGTATTAATAAATTCACTCCCTGAAGGTTGTTTTACTAAAAATCCTTCATTCTTAAACCCTTGAGTGTTATTTAATGAATAACTATACCAGGTTTCAACTGTTTTTGATACATCAACAAGAATGTCTTTTGTATCAGCATAAGTAAAAGCTTGGGATTGGGTTACGGGGTCTAAAGTTAGATTAGAACCTGTATACCAATTACCTCCCCCTGGAAGAATTGATTGGAAAGAAGCTGTTACATATTCTGGAAATCCTGATGAAGGCCATTCAGTTGAACCTGAATAATCTAACCAATCCCAACTAGTACCATTAGTTACTATTGGGGAATCATTATATCTTCCTGTTCCCATACCCCAATTTCCACTAACAGGATAAAATTCTAATTTTTGGTCTAAATTTAATCCTGTTACCACAGCATTAAAATTTCTTAAATATGCTTTATATTCTCCATTTATAA